GAGTATGGTAACTTATAACTACGTAGAAGACTACTTAGAATTCTTAGCTGGCTTTGATCTTATTCTAGGCATCAAACCTATTAGCTTGGCACGCTATGATATTCAGATCGTAGACAGTATGGCATCATCAACATTAGGTGGCATAGCCTTAACAGAAAAGCAAGCTATACTTGCTTGTAAACTTGTGTTAAAGTATCGTAGACAATTTGCCAAAATAAACATTGATGTTACTCCAGTTGAGAATCCTCAATTCCGTATACCTGTACGCAAACTAGACACTACCAAGGCCATTTGGATAGAAGACGATGGTATCATAGTCAAGTTCCCCTACGACGACATGTTGATCAAAGAACTACATCACTACAGAGAAGAAAGTCAAGGCTCTGTTAGATTTGATCGCGACAGTAAACGATGGCATGTGGCCATAACTGAAGCTAATGTCAATTGGATCTATACCTGGGGCGATATGATTGGATTTGACATAGCCCCAGAAGTCAAAGAATTATTTGATCGGATACTTGAATCAGAACAGCAACCATACGAGATTAAACTTGTACAGGATAATAGTAAATATACTATTACAAATGCAGCAAATAGCCTATTAGACTATATAGAAAACCATTTGGGCGGGTTTGGACTAGATAATACAATCCGTTTGGTAGACTATTCAGGTCTAGGTGGTTACACTGTTGATGACAGCATATTAGCCGCTTGTCCTCAACCTATGCATTATATCAGTACCAAACATACTGTGCATATACAACCAAGCACAGATAATTTAAATATGATCTTTGACTATGCTGAACAGACCAATAGGTATCCTATCTGCATATTCAATCCTACACTGTTTGACATAGATCTAAGTCGCTTTGATGAATCTGACATAGTTAGGTTTGATAGAAATGGTAAGACTAGCACTAGCGAGTATGACCCATATGGTGTTAAAGTAGTATATGCTCAGAAGATTCCAAAGACTTGGGATTGGCCTGTACCATTGATGATCACTACATTTGAAATGATGTTTGGTGGTAAGAAAATGGACTGGACACGCAGAGCAGAAAAAATCATTTACTATGGCGCAAGCCAATTGAGAGACAACTAATGGCCCTAGCCAGATTAATTATTAAAGACGAGTGTAATCTAAAGATAGAAGGCCTAGACCTACATGAACGTAAAGAACTGTCTAACATGTTCAAGTATGAAATACCTGGAGCACGTTATACACCCGCAGTGCGTCTAGGACGCTGGGATGGTAAAGTAGCTTTCTTCCAACTAGGCGGCAGTACTTATATTAACTTACTACCAGAGATCTTACCCTATTTAGAACAGCAAGGTTATGCTATAGAGATAGAAGATACTCGTGAATATCAAACACAGTTTAAATTTGATGAAGTAACAGAATCAACATTCAGTCACATCACATGGCCGGAACGGCATCCCATGGCAGGCCAGCCAATAGTCTTACGTGACTATCAAATTGACATCATCAATAAGTTCCTAAAGAATCCACAGTGCCTACAAGAAGTGGCCACAGGTGCAGGTAAAACACTGATCACAGCCGCACTGAGTTATAGCTGTGAACCACATGGACGTACTATTGTCATCGTTCCAAACAAAAGTCTAGTCACTCAAACAGAAGCAGACTACAAGAACATGGGCCTGGATGTTGGGGTATACTTTGGTGACCGTAAAGAGTATGGTCGTACACATACTATCTGCACTTGGCAGAGTTTGAATATCTTGATGAAAGGCAGTCGCAACTACGAAGTAGACATTACCATTGGTGAGTTTATACAAGATGTTGTTTGTGTTATGGTTGACGAAGTACACATGGCCAAAGCAGATGCGCTTAAAACACTATTGACTGGGGTAATGAGTCACATACCTATTCGCTGGGGCTTAACTGGCACAATACCTAAAGAAGACTACGAATTTGTCAGCCTAAAATGCTCAATAGGTGACGTTATTGGCCGCTTAAGTGCCAGTGAACTACAAGAGCAGGGCGTACTAGCAAACTGTCATGTAAATGTCCTACAGTTAGTTGATCACGTAGAATATAAAGATTATCAAAGTGAACTACGCTATCTATTAGAAACAGAATCACGTTTAGATTACATTGCTAAACTAGTAGAGTCAATTCGCAAGACAGGTAATACCTTGGTACTAGTGGATCGTCTAGCACCAGGTAAAGCTCTAGTAGAGCGCATTGCGGATTCAGTATTTGTAAGTGGAGGAACTAAAGCAGATGACAGAAAAGAACAGTATGATGATGTGGCAACGAGTGATGACAAAGTTATTGTCGCCACTTATGGTGTGGCGGCTGTTGGTATTAACATCCCTCGTATATTTAATTTGGTTCTGGTCGAGCCTGGGAAGAGCTTTGTACGAGTTATTCAATCGATAGGGCGCGGTATTCGCAAAGCAGAAGACAAAGACTTTGTACAGATCTGGGACGTAACATCAACCTGTAAGTTTGCTAAACGACACCTAACAAAAAGAAAGCAATTTTACAAAGAAGCTAATTATCCTTTTGTGGTGGAAAAAACAGAATGGCAAAACTAGCACAGGCAAAAGTAGTATATCTTAGTTTGCCTAAATTACCCACTGAATTAGAAACCAAGATAATTAAGCTGGCAAAAGATATTGACTTAGATGAATCTGCTAGAATCTGGACAGAAAACTTTCATAAGAACTCTATTAGAGCAGTAAGTCATGTTTATGGCCGCGGTGCTACTATATTAACCAACGACATGCTTGAAGAAGTCAATGCAGTATACAGTCCCTACTTCGATGAAAAACTATTTGCCACAGTTGGTAAATTAGAAAACACCTATACAGATGGACTACCTGCTGAAAGTCCTCCACATTGTGATCGTCAAAGACAAATGTCTATAAACTATCTGTTGGCCACAGGCGGGGATGATGTGCGAACTTGTTTTTTTAAAAATCCCAGACACACCTATAATTTAGATCAAGCAGAAAATGATTTGTATGAAAATTTAGAATTAGATTTTAAAATAACTATCCCCGCTGAACATTGGCATTCTTATAATGTACAATATTATCACAGCGTAGAAAATATCTACACTCAACGTTTAATATTTTCTATAGTACTTGAAAGTAACCCAGATTTTGATACATTCAAACAAAAATATCAAAATCTTATTTTGGAGCCCTTATGTATATACTAACACTTGAAAACACCGCATATGAAATGAATGAGATCCCTGATGAAGTTGAGGATCTGCGTTTTGCTATATTAGATAATAGTGATCCAAAGAATCCAGACTACTTCTTTATTCCCTTGATCTTTTTAGAAAGTTTTAACAGTCCGGCACTAGTCTTGAACATTGGTGGTAATCTAGTTAAGATGCCTGTGGATTGGCAGATACTTATCGGTGAACCAGACTTTGGCGACCTAGAAGTTATCCCACTTACTTCAATTAACGATCGTGGCTTTAATGTGTTTACCTTTAATCCCTTGGACAGTTTCAAACCAGTATTTGAACCAATTGAGATTGTGGACATCTATCAAGACGTCAAATGGTATTTCCCTAAACTACGTCCTGGGCAAATGCTGGCAGTGCCAATCAACGATGGCGAACACCCAATGTGTGCTTACTTTGTTAAAGATATCAGCCGCCAAAGTGAAGTGGTAGACTACGGAAAAATATGGTAGATGGGCTTATATAAACCAGGAGCAACTTACATATACGAAAGTCCAGATGGTGGACTAACTACCTATGCTCGCGAAGTAGGTGCACCAGACAGCGAAAAGTTTATGATTGGGCAAAATTGGATGGCCAAAGAACAAGTAGAACGGCGTATGTGGGCGGATATATATGAAAAGCGTAACCAAAATACTGCTTTACAATCAGCGGTAGAACAATGTATAATTATATATAAGCTCTCTAAGGAAAACCCAGATGGCATTTAACCCAAAACAATTTAAACAGAAAAAGAAACGTGCAGTAGATCCTAATGCGCCTCCACGCCCTAACCTATTAAGTCAAGATAAAAAACTACGTGAAACACAGGAAGCGTTTGGTCAGTTAGTTGATCAGGTCAGAGTATTGTCTGCAGAACTAGAATCAATGAAACACAAATACCGTGACATGCAACAGAGCATCACACAGTTAATTAACTATGTTAGAAATAAACGATGAGTAATACAGATCCCTTATATATTGGCAATGAAATGGCTGCGTATGATCGTAAGGATCGTGCCTACTATGACAAATTTACAGATGAACAGAAGAAACAGTTCTCAACATATCTAATGTTGAAATATGGTGCTAATGTTGGCGGCTCAGCTGACCTACAGGCCTACTATCTCATGGCCACCAATGAACGTGTAAACAAACATTTCTTTGAATTAAACAAGCACACTAAACTACAATGGTTAGCCTGTACCACTGTAAGCCCACAGATGGGTATCCAATATCACTATTGGCTCAAAGGCAAAAAGAAAGAAAGCAACAGCAAAGCAGTTAAATTTTTAACCAAACATTTCCCAGATATGAAATCTGATGAAATAGAATTAATGGCAGCTATCAATGATAAACGAGATCTTGCAGACCTGGCACGAACACTCGGATATGATGACAAGTCAATCAAGTCCGACCTTTAAGTGTAAGTATTGTGAAAAAGAATTCCGCAAAGAGTCAAGTCTTGCGGTGCATCTCTGCGAACAAAAACGTCGTTGGCAGGAAGAAAAAGAAACTGGCGTACAGTTTGGACTTCAGGCATATCTACGCTTTTATGAAATGACACAGGGTTCAGCTAAGATGAAAAGTTATAGTGACTTTGTTGCTAGCCCTTACTACAAGGCCTTTGTGAAATTTGGTCGCCACATGGTTAGTATACGTGCAGTTAATCCTAAGATGTTTATTGATTGGGTTATTAAAGAAAACAAGAAACTCGACCATTGGACACATGAAAAAGTATACTTAGAATACCTCAACGGATATATGCGTAAAGAAGCAGTACAAGACGCACTTGAACGAGCACTAAAGGAAATGCAAGACTATGCAGATGAACATCCAGAACTTAAAGGCGGATTTAGTGACTATTTTAGATATGGTAATAGCAACCGTATTTGCTATCATATTAGTAATGGTAGGATTAGCCCTTGGATTGTGTTTAATTGTAGCTCGGGTGTTGAGTTTCTTGAAAAACTTAACGAAGATCAAATTGGCATCGTGTTGCCGTGGATAGATCCAGAATATTGGCAAAGAAAATTTAAAGACTATGTAGCGGATACTGAATGGGTTAAAATGATACTGGGTGAGGCTGGTTTATGATTCGTGTTAATGTACGTGATACAATATTCAATGATTTACTAGCAGCAATGTCGGCATATGAGCGATATTCTAAATTAACTCCTGGTACTTCGTTTACAAATCAAGTTATTATTTCAGACCCATCTGGAATTCCTATTATACCCTATTATGATATTGATGCTATAAAATCATCAGATTCTAATATTGTCATAATTGATATGATAACTGAGGGGTATCATATCAATCGATACTTTGCTGATTACCCAAAGAATAAAAAATATATTTTATTTTCCAATGGTTGGTGGGATAGTACAATTGATATTGGCATTGACTATGTGCTGATCTATTGGACGTATTTTCTTTTTGATTATATTAAAAGATTAACCTGCCCAAATATTTTAGATTATTTTCAAGATCTACAGTACGATTATACACAAGATAAAGATTTTGTATTTTCTGCCCTAATAGGCAAACAACACATAACAAGAGATAAGTTGGTTAATCTAATTAAATCAACCGTTC